TGCGTAGTGCCCCTCAGGCACATCTGTCGTAGAGACCAGACTACTTCCGCTTTGGGCGAGGAGTCGCGTGACACCTGACAGGTCTACGATGTCGTGCTGGAAGCCTAGCCGCTTAGCAGTGGCGGCTGCGTACTCCAGTTCCTTCTTGTGCCGCTGGCCATAGTCGAACGAGATAGCATGAACATCTGCTTGGAAACTTGCCAGTTCGTAAGCGAGGACGGTGCTATCCATTCCTCCGCTCAAGATGAGTACTGCTCGGTGCTGTGCCATGGTGGCTCCCTTAGCCTAGAGGATTAAGTAGTTCCGTACGTCCTCGACGCTCTCGCACAAGATGTCCGCGCTGTTCGAGTGTGTCTAGGATCTCGTTGGTTTGCCTAGCTGTGAGATGGAAGTACTGCATAATGAGCGAACGAGAACATCCAGGCTTACGTCTGATAGTAGCCATTACTAGGTCAAGAGTACGCTCCATTGTACCCTTGCCAACGCTCGCCATTACTTCGTGTGCATGCAACTTCCACTGCTCGCCGTACATGGTTGCTCGAAGGATGTCGATCTCTTCTACGAGTACGGTATCGCCTCGCTGGCGACTTGCAGCTAGGAGTAGTGCACACTTCAAGATGGACTTGCTAAGCCTGTCATGAACAGGCGTCATAATGTCTGGCTTCTCCATCTCGAGGCCTTCATCGACTAGCTGTGCCTCTAGCTGGTTGTACCTAAGCCACGCTTCAGGTGTCAACTCGGCATCCCATGACCTCTGGACTTGCACTGTGGCCTTAGGTACGTGCTTGTTCTCAATGACCATCGTTGTGAATGCCTTGTAGTGCTCAACTAGGCCTTCGAGTTCCTCTCTAATGCTAGCTCGCACATCGTCGATTAGTTGCGTCGGAGGCCCAAGTGGCCTAAGCTTGGTAGGGTCCGACTCTGCTGTGATGAAGATGAACCGCGGCATGAAGCCAGAGCTAACCTGTTCGAACGTAAGGATAGATGTGATCTTGTTCCTGATGCCACCTGCAAAGATGATCAGGCATGGATCACGAACCTCGATAGTCTCCTTACGAAGGATCCTCTTTTGGAACTTTCCGTCGTAGAGCTTTGTTAAGACTTCTGGCATACCTGCGTAGTAGTCCTTCTTGCTGATCATCTCGAGCAGCCCGCTGAACTCGTCCCGAAGGAATACCGAGGGGCGACCAGGCCGGGTTGAAAGGGAACCCATCAAGCCCTCGATCGATCCGTCCGTCGCTAAGATACAGTCCGGGTCGATCTCCAGGACCAGATCCATCGCGATGTCCATCGCCGTCGACTTCCGTGTCAAGGTGGTGTCTGCCAGAATCATGAACCACAGGTTCGGCTTTATCACCCCGAAAGAAGTGGGCAATCGGACAGTCCCCGCCAATAGACTGCTCAACACCACAAACGCACCAGCCTGATGGTACTGTACTGCAGCGTCTCCCAACGATTTCGCCCATGTCATGTACCTCTCGATAAACGTGTCAGGACTTTGCGCGACCAAAGCCCTTTCTGCATCGGTCATTAACGGCCGGCGTGTGGTCTTTGGAGGGCCATCACCGCGCAAGAGCCTTTGGTTTGCCTCGTACCTTGAATGGCCTCTGCATATGTCCTTCCACAGGAGACGGATTGATTTGCCATCTCGTACGTACTTGTTACACTTAGCTTCTTGTACGATCTTGAAGACCTCAATACGTTCATAGCCAGCTTCGAACAGGAGCATCTGAAGGTTCCAGAGGTGCTTACTCCAGTCCGCACCCGGCGGCGGTTCCTCTGCGTACAAAGACCACACCCGGGGATTTAGTGACTGGCGCTTTACTTGTAGAAGGTCGTCGGATGTAGTATTGGCATCTAGCTCTTCTGCGGTAGGTAGAGGCTCATCGAGGTACTCGTAGTCTCCTACTTGAGTGTAGTCCTTGAAGTCATCGAGGCGGTACTTCTTCCTGTTAGCCTCGACGATCTCGACAATTGGGGATGTCATTCCCCTGGTATACTTATAGTTGTACGTAAATGGTACACGGAGTAGCTGAGTTAGATCCCAGCCACTCCTGTCAGCACCTTCATCTGCATGCCCATAGGCGATGCGTCTGCTAATGTCTTCCGCATCATCTGGATCAAGTAGCGACTCAAATACCCAGTAGGCTTGGTACCTATCTGGACTTGACTCGATGATTACTGAAGGAGGAACACGAAGTACCTCAGGTGTACATGTGTCGAGATCAGCCCAAGCATTGGGTGTCTGACTGACACTTTCTTTTGTCCGTTTCTTCTGGTTGAGGATCTGCGGGCAAAAGTAGACATTGTATCCCGTGAAGTACTTATTGACTGCCTCGATCATTTGGGGCAGCTGTGCTGGGTAGGAGTAAAACTCCTCCCAAAAGTTAGTCCTATCAGTAGCAGACATAAAGGCCAAACAGACGTACCCTTTACTCTCTGGTCCGAACACGAGCCTGAAGAACGTCTCGCGCCGGGTGTTTAGTTCTGGTGAGAGCGATAGGACTTCCATGTGACCGCCTTCTGGAATAGTGTATTGCAAGGCGACTCGCTTCAGAAGCTCAGTACGCGCCCAACTAGCCCAGCGCGCTGAAGCAAGTTCTTATGTGGCTATCCACGCCCGCAACACTAAGGGGGTAGAAACTACGGCATGAGCTCGCCGCTACCCGAGGTGGAGCTAACGCGGTAGGCCGCAAAGCCTCCGATCTCGTTCTTCATCGGCTTCGGGTCGCCAGAGGCAGCGTCCCACTCGCCCTGCTTGATCTTGTACTTGTCCACGACCTTCTTGACCACTGCGATGACGTCCAGCGTCAGGAGCTCATCGATGGTCGGGATGGGGTCCCTACCAGGAGTGCGACCCATGGCCTTCATGAGCTGGCTGATCGTGTAGAGCGCTCCCTCGAAGAGCATCGCGTTCGTCCAGAGCTTACGCAGAGCGAACTTGCCGTCCTGAATGACGCAGGTGATCTTGTAGTAGGGCTTGCCAGGGTTCTTACTGTCAGGACCGCAACGAGCCACCTCGCACTCGGTGATCTTGACGTGATACTTACCCATCGGAATGGGCTCGAACGAACGGGCCTCGCTGCCAGCCTCTTCGTCCGAGAAGTTGAGCCGAAGCTCACCCTCGTCGAGGCCTCCAGAGAAGTTGACGCTTCCGTTGTCCGGCGTAAGGTCGATCTCGTCGGCAACGGTCTCGTCGGTGCTAACACTGCGTGCCATGATTAATCTCCTATGTTTGTGTACTTGTAGATTTCTTGCATGGTTGGTTTTGCGATTGTTCGCGGTAGTCTTCCAGTGCGGTCCTTCGCAACATGTGAGTCGGTCTTCTGACACAGGATTGCTCGGACCATTTCATCGTTGACCTTCTTCATGAAGAAGTAGACCACGATGTCAAGAAAGGCTGGGATCTCTCCCTTGAGCTTGCCCGACAACATAGGATTGAGCTTGACTTCGCCCGTCCTGTCGTTCTTGTCGGAAACTTCTAGTGCTGTAAAGATGGTGTGCATAGGCAAGTCCCTGAAGCCTCGAACGAATCGACGAATCTGTTCCAGGTTCTTGCCCCACTCACGCATACCAGGCACATCAGGATCGAGGTCAGGACGAACCTTGACCAGCTCTCCCATGATATTGTACATGTTGAACTTCTGAATCTCAGTCAGCGAGTCCAGTACAATAGTCTGGTATCCGTGCTTACCGCGATGCAGCTCGTCGTACACTTGCTGCATCTCTTTCCATGTCATTACGCGGACAGTCTCGACACTAGGATACTGTGCCCGAAGGCTCTCTGTACCTCCTTCGATGTCAACGAACAACACAGGACGCATGTCAGGAACAGCGTCTGCTGAACCCGCTAGCGTTGTCTTGCCTACGCCTGACTCACCATAGATCAGCATATTCAGATACTGTGAACGCTGCTGAACCCTCTGAAGTGGCAAGCCCGCAAGGAACTTAGGCGTTAATGCTTCCGTAGCGATGGTTATCACCTCCTCTCGGTGCTACTTTACTACAGTGCTATGCACCGATCAGGGTGTTCGTATCGTCCCAAGTCACACCAGGTGCGTCCATACCACGGAGGTATGTGAACTCGTGGTTGTCGCCAACAGTGTTACCACTGAAGCGAACGTTCTCGAACTCACCGTCAGGCTTAACCTGAACAGTGATACCGCCACCGTCGAAGTAGTTGCCCTCGACTACGACGTCATGGACCAGCTTGTTGTTAGAACCAGTACTGGCCTGGATAAGGATACCTTGGTTACCGACGCGCCCGTCCTGACCTGTAGAGATAGGAACATCGACGTAGTTGCCACGAATCGTATAGTTAGATGATCCGCTACCCTGGATTCCATCGATATGATCACTAGCTCCGCTAGGCTTGCTCACTCGGATGCGATTGAACTCATAGTCACTTCCGCTATGCGCCTTGAGACCGTCACCGCGACCAGTAACAAGAACGTAACGGACTGTATTGTTACCTCCACCACTGACACCCGCCCCGCCACCACCGGCCTCGTCG